GAACAAACTGCAAAGCTTGCTCAAAACTATCCTCCATATAATATTAAGAAGGTGGACGAGAACAAGTACATTATCGAACTGGCTGTTGCTGGTTTTGCTAAGCAGGATCTTGAAATTGAAATCGTTGATGACAAGTTGATTATCAAAGGCAACACTTATTCCGGTGAACCTGCAGAGCAGGATTCTAAGGGCGAGTGGACATGGCCTCAGGTCCTTTACCAAGGTCTGGCAATGCGTCCGTTCACACGTACGTTTAACATTGCAGACAATGTAGAGATCCGTGGTGCATCGATGCTGAATGGTATTCTTAAGGTTGCTCTAGAGGCAATTGTCCCTGAGCACAAGAAGCCAAAGAAGATCGACATCAGCGATCAGCTCAATGAGCATATTGAGTAAAAAAAATGAAAGGGGACCCGCAAAGGTCCCCTTTCTTGTTATACTCGAGGTGCACCAGCTTCTTTTGTTGTTGATGGATCAAAGTCAGCAAGCTGAAAGTACTTTGTTCCGCCGTCCTTTGACTTCGTGGCAATGAGACGTTGTCTGCGATTGCCAACTCCCTTCTTGATTGATACGTGAACCCATCCCGAGTTCTTGTCACTTGCTGAATAGAATTCAAGAATAACCTGGTCAAACTCTAGGTTATCAGCAACCCAGTCAGCGACTTTCTTGTTATCTACGCCAGGGACTTCAAAGTCAATGGCTTGACCATTGACATGTTGTGATGTCTTTGAACCACCGACCGCAGCATTAACAGCAGGCGAACGATACGAAGAGTTGATTTTTACAGGCCCAAACTTTGCACGTACTGGTTCTAGAATCTTTTCACAACAATATTTCATATTTGCAATGTGCTCGGGTGTTGGTGTATTACTCAGTCCGAGTTTCTTGGCTGTTGGAGAAACGGTCATTTCTTCCAGTTTAAAATGTTCAGTCAATTGCATTTTTTATCCTTTACATATGTACATATTATTGAACCCGTGTTATACTTAAGATTGGCCGCAAGGAGATATCATGAATTTCTACACCAATGTAACACGACATAAGGGTAATATTCTGGTTCGTGGAATCAGAGATGGTAAGCCGTACAAGTTCTCAACCAAATATAAGCCATATTTATTTATTCCTTCTAATAAATCCACCGAGTATACCAACCTTAAAGGTGAGTATGTCGGGCGCATAGACTTTGACTCTATGTACGAGGCACGTGAGTTCCTCAACCAATATGATAATGTGAGTGGCATGAAGATCTATGGTCTCAGTGACTTCATATACATGTATATCTATGACAACTATTCAGGTCAGATCAAGTACGACCCGGCCCAAATCTCTGTATGTTCTATTGATATCGAAACCAGTATTGAAAACGGTTTCCCAGATATTGAGACAGCTAACAGTGAGATCACAGCTATTACCATCGGCCGCAATGGTAAAAAGATTTCTTTTGGTTGCGGTGAATACAAGGAGCATCAATCTAATGTCACATATTTCAAATGCAAAGACGAGTCTGCACTCTTGGAGTCCTTCCTTGGTGTATGGGAAGGACCAGAATATTCACCTGACGTTGTCACCGGCTGGAACATCGAGTTCTTCGACATCCCGTACATCATCAATCGTATCAAGCGAGTACTCGGTGAAGACGCAGCTCTCCGACTATCGCCTTGGGGGATTCTCAAAGACTACCGGGTGCCTGTCCGTGGCCGTGAGCAACTAGCATACACACCCGTCGGCGTTGCCGTACTGGATTACATGCAACTCTATAAGAAGTTCACGTATGTCACTCGTGAGTCGTATAAGCTTGACCACATCGCCTTGATAGAACTTGGTGAACAAAAGCTTGACTACTCACAGTACGAGAACCTGGATGATCTTCGTTTGAAGAACTTCCAGATGTATATGGAATATAACATCCATGACGTGGAACTTGTAGAGAAGCTTGAGGACAAACTGAAGCTGATTGAGTTGGTATATGCCATGGCATATGATGCCAAGATCAACTATAACGATTGTCTTGCATCAGTGAAGCAGTGGGATATCATTACCCACAACTATTTGATGGATCGCCATATCGTTGTCAATCCATTCGGCAAGTCAAACAATGGTACGCTGGTCGGTGGCTACGTCAAAGAGCCAAAGACCGGCATGAGTAAATGGGTTGTGTCGTTCGATCTTAACTCCCTTTACCCTCACCTTATCATGCAGTACAACATCTCACCAGAGACTTTTGTTACTCGCTTGAATGATAAGGTGACGATCGACGACTTACTTGTTGGCGGCGCAGAGAAGTTCGGTGAATATCTTGATAAGACGAACTATGCTCTCGCCGCCAACCTTTGTATATATTCAAAAGAAAAGCGCGGGTTCCTCCCCGCTCTGATGGAACGTATGTACAATGACCGTACTCGTTACAAGAAAGAGATGATCGAGGTTAAGAAAGAGTACGAAAAGACCAAGGATAAGAAACTCCTTAAGGAGATTTCCCGTCTTGATAACATGCAGATGGCCAAGAAGATCCAGTTGAACTCAGCTTACGGTGCATTGGGTAACCAATACTTCCGTTGGTTTGACATCAACCATGCCGAGGCTATCACAATGTCTGGCCAGTTGTCTATTCGTTGGATTGAGAAAAAGATCAACGAGTATCTCAATAATCTGTTCAAGACTGAGAACATGGACTATGTGGTTGCATCAGATACCGACTCGATCTACATCACACTCGAGTATCTGGTACATATGATGTACCCTAATGGTGCACCAGATCTGGACATTGTGAAGTTTATTGACAATGCCTGTAAGCAGAAGATCGAACCGTTCATCGACCGTGCCTATCAAGAACTAGCTGACAACATGCGTGCCTATGCACAAAAGATGCAGATGAAGCGTGAGAACATTGCCAACAAGGGTATCTGGAAGGCGAAGAAGATGTACATCCTCAACGTCTGGAACTCCGAAGGTGTGCAGTACGACAAGCCTAAGCTCAAGATGATGGGTATCGAAGCAGTTCGTTCATCGACTCCTCCATCATGCCGTGAGTCTATTAAGAAGTCTCTTGAGATCATTATGAACCAAGATGAGGCATCACTGCATCGGTATATTGCAGACTTTCGTGTGAACTTCAATACACTTCCTTTTGATGAGATTGCATTTACCAGTTCAGTCAAGGATATGGAGAAGTACCATATTGCTGGACAGTTCCAGTCTGGTTGCCCCATCCACGTACGTGGGGCCGTGGTCTACAATAAAATTATTAAAGACCTTAAGCTCCAGAATAAATATGAAGCCATTAGCTCAGGTGAAAAGATCAAATACGCTTATCTTAAGAAGCCAAATCCTACAAAGGAGCATGTCATCTCTTGCCCATCTACACTCCCGAAAGAGTTTGGTCTTGATCCGTTCATTGATCGTGAGTTGCAGTTTGACAAGGCATACATCAAACCTATCGAGTCTATCATCGACACCATCGGCTGGCACGCAGAGAAACGTGCAACATTAGAGGACTTTTTTTCGTGACTTATATTCCAAAGCTAGACGACGACTTCGGCTTTACTACTATGGCCGAGGAAGACATCAAGCAAGAAGGCAATGATAAAGCGCATGCCATGTATGATGCAATCATGCCTCTGCTTATTAACTTAAAAAAAGATGCAGACAAGAATCCAATCATTAAATGGCCAAATCGTGATGAAAAGATCAACCAATTTATCACTAAACTTAATAAGATTCTTTCATCTTAATGGTGTACATTAATAATACTTCGTGCTATACTGATAATACAAGGAGGACACATGTCGGATCTACTTAATAAACTACGTAAGAATACTACAATCAAGGACTCAGATATCCTAGCAGACTCTAAGTTCTTTAATGCCAAGGACATGGTTGCCACCACGGTTCCTGCTATCAACATTGCCCTCAGCGGCAAGATCAATGGCGGTTTTGTACCTGGTCTCACCATCTGGGCAGGTCCATCAAAGCACTTCAAGACTTCATTCAGTCTCCTGATGGCCAAGGCATATATGGATAAGTATGCAGATGCAGTCATGTTGTTCTATGACTCTGAGTTCGGTACACCACAGGCATACTTTGATTCATTCGGTATTGACACCTCTCGTGTTCTTCACACACCAATCACAGACGTTGAGCAGTTGAAGTTTGACATCATGCAACAACTTGGTGAGATCAAGCGTGGTGATCATGTTATTATAGTGGTCGACTCTGTCGGTAACCTTGCATCCAAGAAGGAAGTCGAGGATGCACTGAAGCAAAACTCTGCTGCCGATATGACTCGTGCAAAGCAGCTTAAGTCTCTGTTCCGCATGGTTACACCACACCTCAACCTCAAGGACATTCCACTGGTAGTTGTCAACCACACCTAGCAGACTCAGGAACTGTACTCTAAGGCGGTTGTGAGCGGTGGTACTGGCATCTATTACTCAGCTGACAATATCTTTATCATCGGTCGTCAACAAGAGAAAGACGGCAAGGAACTGACTGGTTATAACTTCATCATTAACGTTGAGAAGTCACGTTATGTGAAGGAAAAGTCTAAGATTCCTATCGAAGTATCGTGGGATAAGGGTATCAGCAAGTGGTCAGGTCTTTTGGATATGGCTCTAGAGTCTGGCCATGTAATCAAGCCAAAAGTTGGTTGGTTCCAGCGTGTGGACATGGAGACAGGTGAGATCCAGGATAAGAACTATCGTATGGCTGATACATATACATTTGACTTCTGGCATCCTATCCTTCAGAGTAGGAAGTTTAATGAATACATTGAAAAGAAGTATGCTGCAGCTAATGGATCTATTATGCAGAATGAAGATGTTATTGAAGATCTGGATCTAGACGAGGACGATTGATGAGAATAGAAAACGTTATCTTTGGAAATCTTGTAAACAATGAGGAGTATGCTCGTAAGGTAATCCCATTTTTGAAGTCTGACTATTTCACTGATAACGTTGACCGTACCATCTTCGAACTAGTCGAGTCGTATGTTGCCAAGTATAGTACTTTTCCCTCTAAAGAGGCATTGAGTATTGATCTTGGCAACAAGACCGGTCTATCCGATGATCAGTTCAAGAGTGCCGAAGGCATTATCTCTGAACTGACCAAGAGTGACGACCGTGATATAACATGGCTGATTGACTCTACTGAGAAGTTTTGTAAGGACAAAGCACTTTACAATGCCCTCATGACGTCAATCAAACTAGTTGATGACAATCAACGCAAGGATGGTATCTCTGTTGGTACCATTCCTCAGATCTTGACTGATGCACTGGCTGTATCATTCGATCAGAATATCGGTCATGACTTCCTTGAAGACTCAGATGCACGGTACGAGTTCTACCATCGTACTGAGGTAAAGATCCCATTTGATCTAGATTTCTTCAATAAGATCACAAAGGGTGGTCTACCGCGTAAGACACTGAACATTGCCCTTGCTGGTACTGGTGTTGGTAAGTCTTTGTTCATGTGTCATTGTGCAGCCGGCAACCTGATGGGTGGTCTCAATGTCTTGTACATTACCATGGAAATGGCCGAAGAAAAGATTGCCGAACGTATTGATACTAATCTGCTTGGTATGACAACTGATGACCTTCGTGAACTTCCCAAGTCGTCTTATGATTTACTCATGGGTCGTGTCAAGAAGCGTGCCAAGGGCAAGTTGATCGTCAAGGAATATCCGACTGCATGTGCTGGTTCGGCTAACTTCCGACATCTGATCAACGAACTCAAGATCAAGAAAAACTTTGTTCCGGATATCATTTATATCGACTATCTGAACATTTGTACGTCATCACGTATCAAGGCAGGTTCTAATGTCAACTCCTATACGATGATCAAGGCCATTGCTGAGGAACTTCGTGGTCTAGCTGTTGAATGCAATGTGCCTATTGTGTCGGCTACTCAGACAACTCGTACTGGTTACTCATCATCTGATGTTGGCCTCGAAGATACCTCTGAGTCGTTCGGTCTACCAGCCACTGCCGACTTCATGTTTGCCCTAATCTCGTCTGAGGAACTGCAACAGCTCGGACAGATCATGGTAAAGCAGTTGAAAAACCGTTATGGCGATCCTGCATTACACAAAAGGTTCGTCATTGGTGTGGATTACTCTAAGATGAAACTATACAACACAGAGGAGTCAGCTCAGGATGATCTTGTTGATGATACACCACTATTTGATAAGACCACCGCCGGCGAACGTTATGAGAATGATTATAAGCCGGCAACCAAGTTTGATAAGATGAAGTTCAAGGGGTTTAAGTAGTGGATTGGGATAAGCTATCAATCAAACCTGAACCACAATGGTCGGTCATAAAACAACCGGTCTACAAGTGGAGATGTCAACTCCATCCTGGTACATATTGGATGGTAGAAGATCACCGTGTTCCTAGTTGGTTTCATCGTAAAATGCAGCAATTTTGTTTTGGTATTGTTTGGGAGAAGATCGATGGTTAATTATAAGATGGTAAATGAACGTTATATTAATCAATATACTGGTTTTGTCGAAGCTGGAGGTGACATCCTTGAGACTAAGACAAACCAAATTATCAAGATTGGTATTGATCTGAAAAAAGCTAAGAAGATAATTCGTCATCTAAACTTTGGCGGTGGATTTGATGGTGAAACTCCTACATTTTTTTTGAGTGATATTAAAAAAAGTGATAGTTCTAATCAATATCTTGTATAAATAACTGTACACTATGTGGTGCGTGGGTATACAGTTTCAACTGTGTAAGAGGCAAGTGTCTTAATTGACGATTGGAATAGATGGGATTATAGGTGGGGTTCCTCCTGTCACACGCATTTAGAGAGGCCGGCGAAAGTCGGCCTCTCTTTTTTTATGTACAATATATTGAAAACAGTGTATGGTAATCTTTCGATAAGGAGAAAAACTATGTACAACATTCAATATTTCGACACAAACAACAACAATCTCGATACCTCTTCCCCAAAATTCCCCACCATCCAACTCCTCGTTGATTTTATCAACCAAAACCCCGACCTCGAATACTCTGTCATCCTTTACAATAACTATCTCGTCGGTTATACAACCGACTGCGTTATCCGTAACGGAAAACCTCGTCTAAAATTCGTCCGATTAATGTCTCGCGTATCCGCCGAGCTTGACACTTACGTATCCCCCTGGAAAACTAAAAAATAATTTCATTTTTTTCAAAATAGTTGTGTACATATTTTGAAAACTGTGGTAGTATGAATAATAACGAATGGAGACGTACATGACTGCTTTTGACAAGACCAACTTCGAATACCACGGTGGCTACCTGTACTACAACACCGGTGCCGAACGTAAGTTCGTTGCCCGTTTCAAGCATCATGGTCCGGTCACCAAAGCCAAGTTTGTCAAGGCTCTGATCAAGCACTACTCGGTTGAAGGCTACTTTGCCCGCCTTGGTGGACCTACGAATGTTTACGGTGAAGCTCCTCTGCAGATCCTGATGAATGACGCAATTCTCCTTCGTGATATCAACACTCGGAAGTTTATCCTTGATGGAACTCCGCTAAAATAACTGTGTACATATTATCGAATATGGTGTAGACTAATTATATGATGATGAAAGGAACAAACATGACGACGTTTGATTTTGGTTTAGGTCCCGTCCCAGCCCATCAGCATATCAATGGTGGTGGTTGGATTGCTGACACGACCACCGTGGCTGATACTGCCTACGTAGGCCCCGACGCACAGGTCTTTGGTAACGCATGGGTCTTTGATAACGCAGTGGTCTATGGTAACGCACAGG